GGAAGCTTATCATATTGGTACTAGTCTCAAACCCGTGCATGGTTCAAGTTATAAATCTAAGCTTCGTGATACTAAAATAGCCGATTATTTTCGGGGCAAAGAAGCTGAAGTTTGTGGCATGACACCGTACTGGGTTAGACCTGCTTTTAAGGGTGAAATGAGAGAGGGAAAGTGGGTTTCCCCTTATTCCTTGTCTCTTACACCCCTGGTTCGTGGATTTAGACGTGATGATTACTATTGGTTAGCGTTGGCTGATTACTTAGTCAAGCTATGGGATTGTGACCGTGAGGGTTACAGTACATTGACTCTTAATGAAGCCATTGTTGGGATTTCTCATTCACCCATTCAAAGTGTTGATCTCAATACGTCTATTGGTATGCCGCACAATCGCAAGAAAAGACATTATATTCAAATGAAAGATGGATTTGCTTATGTGGATAAAGAGAACTTCTTATCTGTATATGAAGAAATGCGGAGTGCCTTTGATGATTATATTGTGTGCCCAGTTGCGATTGGAACCCTTAAAGATGAACAAGTAAGCGTTGAGAAGCGAGCTGCCCTTAAGACTAGGGTCTTTAACTGCCTTCCATTCCCGTTTAATGCTTTCTCTAAGCAAGAAATAGGTCACGTAGGTGTGTTTATGCGCAATAACGCCATACTTTTTGAGTCCATGGTTGGTATTAATATGACATCTTTAGAGTGCGCACGTGTTAAGGAATGTCTTGATCGAGTTGCTGTTGATGATAATAACAATTTGGATATGGACATTAAGTCACAAGACAAATCTGAAGATGGTCATGCTCTATACTTTGCTGGAAAAGTATTCCAAGCTATAAATACTGCTTTGGGATATGATGGCCAGCGAGCTTTCAGAGTCATAGAAGGTTTTCGCAATACGGTTTTTATATATAAAAATGATTTCTTCCAATTAGGATGTATTAATCCTTCTGGAGGTGATAAAACCGTTGAAATAAATTGCGTTGACAATTCGTTGGCTCATAGGTATTTCTATTACCGTATGAAGTACCCGAATGGCTTGCCGTCCCAGTTATCGAAATTACTTGTTTCTTACATGCATTCTTTCGATCAACTCGGAGGTCGTGTGTCTGAGCAATTGGCACCATATTTGGATTTTCGGCGGAATTGTGGTTTGGTGACATATGGTGATGATTCTGTTATACGTGTCAATCGTAAACGGGCTCCATTTTATGATCCAGCCCTCATTGCTGGTCTTGGTTTGGAGCGTGGTATGATTTACACGGACGGTGGAAAGTTGCCAGAGATTTCGTGGAAAAGATTTGACGAGATTGTCTTTCTTAAGAGACAATTCCGTTTGATTGATGGCTTGTTAGTCGCACAGTTATCCCTTAAAAGTATAGTTAAGATGTTAGTTCTAGCAAAAGATTCGACTTTAACCATATCGGATC